AAGTTAAACCTCGCGAGGATTGTAATCACATTCCTCAACAAGGCATACTTAAGTGTTAAGACCGACAAAGGGCTAGTTGAACAATGGACTAGGCTCATCCTTAAGAGGGTGGAAACACGTGGTCCCGTGGACACTGTGGGTTGGATCAAAGCGATCCGACTCGCGTGTACGCGGTACATGTGTGGCCAGCCTCTGAAGGAGTCGCCTGGATTTGGGGTTCAGGTGGACAAAGATGGTTTACCGCACGCTGCGGTATTCCCTCTTGTCGATCTGTTCCGTGACAAGACTCGACCCTCACTACGTTACGCGCTAACCTGTTTAGGGTTAGTTCGTCTCATAGAAGGCTCGAAAGCGCCCGACCTTGATCCCATCACCCTACCTGCAGCTCAATACCCTTCCAGTTTGGAAGAGGAGCTGACAGCTATTGTGAGAGATCTCGGTTGGAAGCTGACCGTTCCCGAGTGGGAGCGGCCTCATGTCACAACCAAATCTGGTCCGAATGCTCAAGCTTTGATTGGTTCAATCGAGGACGCTTCCCTCCTTACAGATACCCAGATTGTCAACCTGGGCATTTGTGGAGGAGAGAAGTTAGTCCAAACGATTGGAACCATCCGACGCATCAGCCCCCTTGCTTGGTGTCAGACACTAAAGATTACCCCGAAAGGGATACTCTCTAGATTGTCTTATATCAAGGACAAGGAAGCGAAGTGCCGGATCGTTGCTATTCTTGATTATTGGACACAAACGTGTTTTGAGCCTCTGCATAAGGCGCAGTTTGCGCTGTTGCGGAGCCTCAAACCCGATTGTACCTTTGATCAAGGTAGTTTCCGAACCAAACTAGCTCGCCAGGGGCCATACTACTCTTGTGATTTAAGTTCTGCGACTGACCGACTTCCTGTAAAGCTACAGAAAGCGATCTTAGCAGCGCTCATTTCACCGGAGTACGCGGCTGCATGGTATGAGTTGCTTTGTACCCGCGAATATAAGCTTCCAAAGGGGGCTGGGTCCGTAAAATACGGAGCCGGCCAACCGATGGGGGCCTATAGCTCGTGGACTACATTCGCAATTTCACATCATGCGATCGTTCGGCTTGCGGCCAAACGCGCCGGGCTACCCATTACCTGGGTAGGTTATGTCCTGCTTGGAGACGATATCGTTTTGACAAACGAACACGTCGCCAAGGAGTACATGGCGATTCTTGATTTGCTAGGGGTGAATGTCTCTGAAACAAAAACACACGTATCAAGCGACACGTTTGAATTTGCTAAGAGATGGATTCATCTTGGGGAGGAGGTAACCGGAGCCCCCCTCGGTTCTCTGTTCGAGGCTATCCGCTTCGTAAATAGGAAAGAGTGGTCTAATAAACCACCGACGAATTTAATTCGTCATATTTCTTATTACGGAGTGGCAACCTGGTTCAGAGAGGTCGAAGGGCGATGGCTTACGCGATCTAGTTACTTGGTTTCCCGGGGCTTGTTAGCTGAGTTCTTCCTGCTTCTAGGCAGAGGTGGTCTTACAGACCGCCTCGCCGACAAAGCATGGAAGTTCTATTTACTACCTTCGCGAGAAGATAGTAGACTCCTTCGACGTATCAAGTGCGAGAAACTCGGCTCGATCGTCTTGGGAGGGATCCTGGGTTGTTTCTCTTTTAGAAAGTCTTCCGAATTCATCGGAATCTATCTGAATGAGTGCAAAGCCAGGGTCATAGAATCAGCTATCAAGCGCCAAGTCGGCGAGCTCAGTAGATTCCAGTTGGAATTACAGAGATTCGTCCACTTGGTGCCTGAAGGGTTGGATGCCCAGTCGTTACTGTTCTCCTTACCTCCTTTTGGAGTTCTGATAAGAAATATATCAGAGCTCCAGCTGGAGTTCGATAAAGCCCATCGGGTCCGAGAGAGCGACGACTTGATGCATTGGTTGCATCTTGACGTTCAGCTCTTTCTGGATCCCTTTGCAACTTTATCTACAAGGAGGAACAAGACCATCGCCTCATCAAAGGCAACCATCCTAAATCATCTCACAGCCATGTGCCGAGGGATAGCCAAGATGCGTGCTCTTGCTGTCACGGAGATCGATCTTTTAGATCTGATCAATGTGATCAACAATCACCACGTCTTGCCTACCGCCGGACGCCGAAAGTCTCGAAAACCTTCTCAAGCGAGAAAGTCGTAAAGACAATCAGCACACACGGGCATGAAAGGAATCCATTGAGTAACATCAGTGAGCGTTCCTATGGTAGCGCTTAATGCTGCCGATTATGGCGGATGGGGGTAGGGCTCGTCGTAGAGATATGTTGACCATACACTGGGGTACTTGGTAGATCCCAGTGCAGGTTACAGTCAATACGAAGAGGGTCCTGCCCGCTTCGATGGGGCGCCACTCTTGGACAGTTGATCAATGACCAACTATCCTGGCTTCGGCGCATAAGGAGGTCGAAAAATCGATTAACCTTATACGGCTTAACCTTAAG